CGGGTTGATTTCTCGAGTGAACGGCTCTTCTTCTAGCCATTCGCTAGCGTCCCACCACATCATCACCATGTTGCAGTTGCCCATGCGAGATGTGAACGTGGCTTGGTCGGTGACTTTATGTTTCCACCGACGCCAGTATTTGCAGGTGCTGCAGGTATCCATGATTAGTTAGCTTTGGGCGGGGTGAGTTCAGTCGTACGTCGGGCACATGACTTAATGAACTCAGACATGCTGTCGATCTGTAGGTCGATTTCTTCTAGCGGGATCTTCTTTTCGGTAGATACGTGGAGTGCACCGAATACAAAGCCGAGTGTTCCGGCTACGGTGCTGATGAAGTCAAACAAGTTGTCGCTGTCGATGCCTTGCGCAACGAGGTCATCGAGTGCAGTCTTCATGATTTGTTTTGTGTTGAGAGATGCCATTGTCTGGTTGTCCTTTTGTGTTGGGAATAAAAAAGCCCGCTTGACCTGGTGGCCAAACGGGCTGTGGTGGTAGGTGGAAGTCAGGGCTGGATAGAGGGTTAGCCTTCTCCAAGCATCCGGTGGAGGCCATACATTACTGCTGGCCAGGCCCTAAACTTCCGGTTCGGTAATTATATATGAAGTGCTTCCCCTATGCGGCGGTCTTTGTCATCGCACCACAAACACTTAACGCAATGTGGTATCCGCATCCCGACCACAGGGGACTGTCGTGCTGCTAACGCCGGAATTCACCGGGGAGAACGCTACGGGAAACCATCCCGTTTCTCATCGTGCGCGTCACACTAGCCGTTGGTATCGGCACGTTGCAAAAAGTCGTAAAGCTCTTGTACTGAGTAGTTGTAAAACTTCTGATTCTTTAACTTGGTGTTAGAATGGGTAAGCACAGCGTGCATGATTTCGTGTATCTCTAAAGCTAACTTTTGTTCAGTCGATAACTGTGTCAGTAGGTTTTTTAGGCCATTAGTCATGGCACACTGTCTCCCTGGCGGCCAGAAGTTGATCCCTCCCCGCCGAGGTATCAGCGACGGGGAGGGACCGTGGTCGTTTTGGTCAAGGGTGACGACCAACCTTCTCTAGGGTTTGGTTACGCGGCGCGCAGCTGCTTCATAAAATCAGCAACTTCGTTAGCCTCGGATTCCTGCTGGAGACGGGCGACAATGTCGTCCATAACCGGCATGGCCTGCGAGAACGAGTTACACACCGTCTCGACGTACCAGTTGCCGTCCTCGTCCTTGGCGCGCTGCTCGAAGTGGTAGAGCGGAGCGATGTCGGTGAGGTACGCCATCTTGGCGGCGAGCAAAGTGTGCAGGCGGGTGAGCGCCATGAAGTCGCTATCCACCAGCTCGGGGATACGCTCGTTCGTAGCGTAGACTCCGACATAGTCACCGACGTCTTGTGAGAAGTCGATGCCGTTGCCGAATTCCTGCTTGTCGTTCGCCACATACAAGCGGCGAGCGGCCCAGCAGACACCGTTCATGATGGACTGAATGAAGCTGAGCAAACGCTCCGGCTTGAACGGCGGTCCCTCAACCGGGACTCCCTGCTCAAGCTCGGCGGTCACTGCAGCCTGACGAGCGCGCTGCAAACGGAAGAATGCAAGAGCAATACGCTCGAGCGGATCGTCCGCTTGTTGAGACTCCACGTACTTGGCTATGGAGCCAATAGTGGTGTTTTTCTCGGACATGTAGCCGATGACGTTGGGGATGAAAGTCTGATCTTTAACGGTCATTGTAGTTACCTATGGTTGTTAAGTTGTAGTCGGAAAGCAGCTTTGCCAACTGGCTGGCATTGTCTGCATCGTCAAACGCTGTATCGATATCAACGTCTGATGATTCGTGGTTAGCCAACTGGTTCTCGTGATCAACGAGCCAATCCCAGTGGACAGTGTTTAGATTTAGAACCGTATACGGATTTGAAGCCATGGTTAAGTATCCTTTGGTTACTTGGAGACATCGTCTAAGTCATCTTCAATGTCTAATAACAGGATAGTCATTAGTGCGAGCATTACTTCATCTGGGTGCTCCTTAGCATATTGGATTGCTTGTTGTAGTTTGTGAGTGATCCGTTGTGCGTGGTTAGTTGTTAGTGGTAATTGCAACTGTTTCATACTGGTACCTGTTAGTTGGATCACTGGTTGCACCGACCGCGAGCGCGGAACGCGCGAGCGTTCAGAACTCCTCGGTTGGAGTCTCAAGTTCGCGCAGCTTTTCCTCCGCCATCATGCGCATGTGCGCCATGGAGTAGATGGCATGGGCTGCTTCGTTGGTGAGGCGAAGGGTTTCATACATGGCCTTGGAGTCTTGGTCTGGGGAGGACTGCAACGAGCTCAAGGCCCGTTGCAGTGAGTCAACCGCCAGTACGTAGCACTGTGTGTCGTTCATATGGATGGGTGTCCTGCTCCCCAACGGTGCCAAGAGGCTACGTCAGCAGCCTCAGATTCTGTTTGGTAGTAGTCCGAAATACGGTCGTACGGCTCGTACCACCAACGGTTAGTTACTTCGTCGAAGTTGAACCCGGCACGTCCGACATACCAGCCTGCGCCTGAACGCAGTGGGATAGGTGGGCTGACGGCAAGCGTGCCGTGGGGGAACGTGTTAGCAAAATCCTTAGTTACTAACATGAAGAACTGATCGAGGTTAACGACTGGAGCGTCGTCGCAGTAAATGACCATTGGGTCGAATAGATCAATTTGCTGTGGCTCGGACATGGTTGATACCTCTGGTTGTTACATAAGTGAATCAATAGGACATCTGACCGCGAATCGGGAACCGATGAGCGTTGTCCTGTATAAGTGAACAGTGGTTAGTGGTCAGTTTTAACCACTAGTTTGAGTTATCCACAGACTGTGTGCAGCTAAGGGTCTAAATGTGTGCAGCAAACAGGGCAATGTGTGCAGCAAACGAGGGTGTGTGTGCAGGCATTTTTCCTTATAAATCAATGTGTGTTCACTGTGTGCAGGCATTTTTTCAGTTCGCAAGAAAAACAACATGTTGTATTTTTCAAATTGCACCCCGTTTTAAAAATGGTAAAAACCCTGCACACACTGCACACATTTCGTTATCGCAGGGTTAAAGTGTTTGTAAATCAGGCACTTGCATGCGTTTGTCTGCAACAAACTTGCCTGCACACATGCCTGCACACAAACCGTAATCGCTGCACACACTGCACACATGCCTGTGTGAGCGGATCACGGGCAACTGGCCATGAGCACACGACCGTTGTCCACTGGCACATGACATGTGTTGCGTGCAAACAACAACTGACCACGGTATGTTGACCGTGGTCAGTGGATAGTTGTTAGTCGTTGGAGAGCAGTGATACGAGGGTGCCGATAACGGCTAATCCGGTAGCGATGATGAGTGAGTGGCTAACCGGGGGCTCAGTGAAGAACGAGCCGAGGAAGGTGATGTTTGCGAGGATGCTGAAGGCCAGTGATGTCTTGCCGCTGGTGAGGGTCATTGGATAGTTCCTTGTGGTTAGTGATGGGAGGTTGGAGGTCCCTCCCGATTGGATTAGCTGAAGAGGTTGAGTACGCCTAGGACGAATAGAGCTGCCATGTCAGGCTTCTCTTTAGCGTAGGTGATGACAGACTTGGATGCTTCTTTTGCTTTCTCAGCAGCGAGATACATCTGGTCCGGTTGTTCGTTGTCGTTGATGTTGTTGGTTGTATTGGCTTGGTTGTCCATGAGTAATTACTCCTAGTTAATTGACAGATACACAATAGTCACTGACCGCGAGACACGAAGTGTCGAGCGTTGACGCTGGGGGGTTACTGGGCGACAAGGTTCCACGATTCTGGTTAAAAACAAGGTTCCAATGGCTAAATTCCGGGAAAGGGGTTGGTGCTGGAGGCGAGGGGGGAGACTATGAGTGAGCAAAATAGATAGAAAAACGCATACCCCCTCCTATAGAAATTTTTTCTGCAAAATTTTTCTATAGAAATTTTTTGCGGAATCAAGGGTATACTCCGGCAACTTCACCCGGCGCAGGAGATCGACGGTCGATTTTCCGGGTAGGTTGTACTAGTGTCAGACACTAAGACATGCGCTCGCTGCCAGACGGACCTGCCCATAGCGAGTTTCGAGGCTATGAAAGGCGGCTTCAGGACAATATGCCGCCCCTGTAATCAAGCCACGCGCCGTCAACAACGGTCCACGGGCTACGAACCGTACTTAACGAATCTCGTATCTACGAGCAAAAGTAAGAGCCGTAGTCGTGGGTTCACGGACTACGAGGTAACCGCCGAGTACCTCATTGATCTCTGGCAACGGCAAGAAGGCCGTTGTGCGATATCAGGAGTAGTGCTCACTCACCATAACGACGGGTCGGGAGCCAAGGACTTTAACGCAAGCATCGACCGAATAGACAGCCAGCAAGGGTATATACCGGGAAACGTGCAGCTCGTTGCTCTACGGGTTAATCTCTTAAAACAGAGCTTAAGCAACGACATGCTGTACTGGTGGGTGAAGACAATTTACCAGTACTCTTGTGATTAGACAGGAGCAGGGCTAATATAAATGCTGCCGAAAGTCCAGGTGTTCGCAATAGAGGGCTTCGAAGATGCCATTATCGGTACGGCATACCGAGGTGGCCACGAAGTGTTGGTGTACGACGGGTGGATATTTGAGGCAATCGTCGCCTCTATCGACCCTAATCCCACATCTCTTCACGAATACCTGACCAGGATCCGCTTGCATGAGCTAGGGGATCGGGCACCGGTTTTTGTTTATCTGGATGAAGAAGTTGTTGGAGAGCTTGCCGATTCAATCAGAGAACCAGGCACCCCTGTCCACTGACATAGCTCAGACTGATGAGTTGATGTCCCATACTGAGTTCCAGGCGCTCACTCCATACATGGGGCTGACGCTTGGAGCTCTGACCGTGCAGCAGGAGCGGCTGGTTCTATACATGGCGCGCGGCATGACGATTGCCGCTGCTGGCCGTGCAGCTGGGTACGCAAGTTATCAGACGGCGTTGGATGCGGCTAAGCGCCCGGCAGTAGTTCAGGCTCTGAACTTCTTTCGGGAGCAGATGCGGGAAGAGGTCAAGTTCACCAGGACGCACGCGCACCAGATGTACCTGGAAGCGTACAACGCCGCAGTGAACGCGACCGAGATGAAGAACACGGTTGACTCGTTGGTGAAGCTGCACGGGCTAACGGCCCCAGACACCGCCATGCAGGTCAACATAAATTTGAACCCCGCTCAGATAGAGCGGATGACTGACGAAGAGTTGTTGAAGCTGGCTGGTAAGGATGTCGGTTACTTGGAGCCTGACGCGCCTTGACAGACGAGATCCCAACTATTGAGTGCTTGAAGTGCAAGAAGCTCCATCCGGAGACCTTGTACTCTGGTAAGCATAAAGGGGTGTGCGTCTATTGTCTTGCTGACGCGGAGGACGCGCTGCTTAACCCAGTGCAGGTGAAACCCGACAACGAACCACTGTCAGAGGCAGCTAAGAAAGAGTTCGATGTAAAGGAACAGGCGCGGAAAGAACTAGCCGAACGAATACTGTCGCGTAAGCGGCTGCTACCGTTCGTCGAGAAGTTCAATCCGGACTACAACGCGGGTTGGGTGCACAAAGATGTCTGCAAACGACTTGAACAGTTTTCTCGCGACGTGGTGGACCAAAAGTCTCCACGGCTTATGCTCTTTATGCCGCCGCGTCACGGGAAGTCAACGCTTGCTTCTATTTCGTTTCCGGCTTGGCATCTGGGTCGTAACCCTTCGCATGAGTTTATTAGCTGCTCGTATTCGGGTTCGCTTGCGATGGGTTTTAGCCGTAAGGTACGTCAGGTGCTTCGTGAACCGTCCTATAAAGCAATTTTTCAAACGCGGTTGGACCCGGATAGTCAAAGCGCTGAAGCATGGCTAACGACAGATGGCGGTGGCTACGTAGCCGCTGGTGTCGGTGGCGGTATTACGGGAAAAGGTGCTCACGTTCTCGTTATCGACGACCCGGTGAAGAACCGGGAAGATGCCGAGAGCCAGAACAATCGGGATGCTAACTGGGACTGGTATACGTCAACGGCGTACACCCGTCTTGCTCCCGGTGGTGGCGTGTTGGTCATTCTAACGAGGTGGCATGATGATGACTTGGCTGGTCGACTTCTTAAAGCGGGTTCTCAAGGTGGAGACGAGTGGGAAGTTGTCAGATATCCCGCCATCGCCGAAGAAGACGAAGAATTCCGCAAGGCGGGAGAAGCTCTCCACCCCGAAAGGTACGACGTCCAAGCGCTCAGGCGCATCGAAAAAGCCGTAGGCCCGCGCGACTGGTCGGCGCTCTTTCAGCAAAACCCTGTTGCTGACGACGGCCAGTACTTCACTCGCAGCATGATTAACTACTACGACTTCGACGAGATTGACCAGGACTCCATGCGGTATTACTGCGCGTGGGACTTGGCGATCGGTAAGAACGATCGTAACGACTACAGCGTCGGGATAGTAGTTGGCATCAACGAGTATGACGACATGTTCGTCATGGACTGCGTGCGCGGTCGGTTCGACGGCTTCGAACTTGTCGAACGAATACTTGATCTGTACATCCAGTGGAAGCCGTCGATTGTAGGTATCGAAAAGAGCCACATCGAAATGGCGCTAGGCCCGTTCCTAGAAAAGCGCGTGCGTGAGCGCGGCTTGTTTGAGGCGTACTTCAAAGATCTTAAGACTGGGCGGCGCGATAAAGAAGCGCGTGCTCGAGCCATCCAAGGACGCATGCAGCAGGGGAAAGTGTATTTCCCTCGCGACGCATCGTTCACTGGTCCGTTGATTGCGGAACTTCTTAGGTTCCCGAACGGTATGCATGATGACCAGGTAGACGCCTTGGCGTGGATTGGTCTCATGATGTCTGAGTTCTCTACATATCAAGCTCCAGTAGTCCATACACAGTCTTGGCGGGACAAACTTCTATCTCTTACTCGCGGACCCCGCCAAAAATCCGCGATGAGTGCGTAAACCATGGCTAAGATCAAAACCCCTTCGATCGAAGAACAGCAGCTTGCCCAGCAGCAGTGGAACCGGTACGTCCGGGCCAGAGACAACGGGCACCTGCAGTACGTCGAAATGGCTAAGAAATGCGACGCGTTCTATCGCGGCGATCAGTGGGACGAGACTGATCTGGCTAAGCTGGAGGCAGAAGGCCGCCCGGCACTGACCATTAACACCGTACTCCCGACAGTGAACACTGTCCTCGGAGAACAGTCCACGCGCCGTGCCGACGTGCAGTTCAAACCGCGCCGTGGTGGTGATCAGGACGTAGCGAGCGTGCTGACTAAGTTGTACATGCAGATCGCTGACAATAACAAGCTCGACTGGGTTGAGCAGACGGTGTTCAGCGACGGTCTCATCATGGATGGCCGTGGTTACTTTGACGTTCGTATGGACTTCAGTGATCACGTCGAAGGTGAGATCCGCATCACGGCCAAAGATCCTATTGACATCCTGATTGACCCGGATGCGAAGGAGTACGACCCGAAGACCTGGAACGAGGTGTTCGAGACCAAGTGGATGACGCTCGATGAGATCGAGGAACTCTACGGTAAGGACAAGGCTGAGGCGCTTCGCTTCGTAGCCGAGAATGGCAACAGTTTTGGTCGGGACTCCATCGAATACGAAGAGACCCGCTATGGTAAGACGGATACGTCGCAGGATTACTTGGGTGCCGCTATCCCAGGAAACGAAGATTATCGCAATGTCCGCGCACTGCGCGTGATCTCGCGTCAGTATCGTAAGATGGGCCGCGCGGATTTCTTCGTTGACCCGAATACCGGCGACCAGCGTGAAGTGCCTGAGAACTGGAACGATCAAAAGACTAAGAAGTTTGCCAAGCAGTACGGCTTGAGCATTATCTCTAAGGTGGTTCGACGTGTGCGTTGGACCGTCACCTGCGACAAGATCGTGTTGCATGACGACTGGTCACCGTACGATGACTTCACCATCGTGCCGTACTTTGCGTACTTCCGACGCGGTCGTCCCTTTGGGATGGTGCGTAACCTGCTCTCGCCGCAGGAGCAGCTCAACAAGATTGCCAGCCAGGAGTTGCATATCGTCAACACCACTGCCAACAGCGGCTGGATGGTGGAGAGCGGATCGCTTGTCGGTATGACTGCTGACGACCTTGAAGAGCACGGTGCAGAGACCGGCTTGGTTCTGGAGTACAACCGTGGCTCGCAGCCGCCGGTCAAAATTCAGCCGAACCAGATCCCGACTGGACTTGATCGTATTAGCCAGAAGGCGGCGATCAACATTAAGACTATTAGCGGCGTGAACGACTCCATGCTTGGGTCTGACGGCGCTGAGGTTTCGGGTATCGCGATCCAGGCCAAGCAGAATCGCGGCGTCATCATGATTCAGGTGCCGCTCGATAACTTGCGTAAGACTCGGCATTATCTCGCAGAGAAGGTGCTGAACCTCGTTCAGAAGTTCTATACTGAACAGCGAGTGATTCAGATTACCAACGAAGATGATCCGCTCAAGCCCCGCGAGCCGCTCGTGTTGAACGAGATGACTCCGGAAGGCCGCGTGATCAACGACCTCACTCTTGGTGAGTACGATGTCGTTATTGGTACTGCCCCGGCCCGCGACTCGTTCGACGAGATGCAGTTCGCCGAAGCCCTCAACTTGCGTCTGGCTGGTGTCGCCAT